TGTAGATCATCGCCTGTTCAAGCGCGTCTTGCAGCGAATCAGCCGTCATAGCCAACTGCGACGTTTCCTTTTCAGCATCAAGCGCGGCCCCAGTGGCGCTTTCAGACGACACGCGAGCGACAGTCAGTTGCAGGCCCAGCGTTTCCATCTGGAATTCAAGGTCTTTAAGGTCGTTCCGTCCGGCGTCAATTGCGTGGCCGCTATGCTCAACCCACTTGAGGTCAGCCGCCGGGTCGTTGGCCGTGGTCATCTGTCCAACGCTAATCGTGATCGGCTCGTCGTCTTGGCGGCCCGAACCAAACAGGATTGGCACCCGCGCAAAGTGCAAGATGTTGCGCTGGTCAGATTGAGACTGCCAATGCGCGATGTTGCAATCGGCCAAGTCGTCGAGCATAGGCTCGCCCGTAAAGAACCCGGTGCGGTTCGCGTAAAACGGCACTAGCGTGATGTCTTTCATCTCGCTCATAGTCGGCTCTGCGAAAAGCACGTATTTGCCATCGCCGCCTTCGCGCTTGCGATAAAGCCGGGTCATAACGCCGCCAGCTTCCATCCTGTCCAGCACGCGAACTTGGTCTATCTCAACGCCTTTAAATTCGTCCTTGGGATCTTGCTCAGTAACGGACTCCATCAGCCGCAGCTGCGCCAGCACTGTGACGTTGCTGACAAGCTCTGTGCGCCAGCCCAGCACGTCCTCAACGCGAATGTGCGACAGGTACGGGCGCAGGCCCATAGAAGCCACAGCGGCCCGCGTTACCTGCTCCGGGCGCGCCGGTGCGTCAACTAGGATATAAGCAATGCCAGCAGACAAGCCGTCCTGAAACACGTCGCGCGCAAACGTGGACAAGTCCCGCCCGGCAAGGTCAATGTTCTTGGCCCATTCCGCAATGTCGTCTGGCGTTTCCTCGGCAAGCTCAACCGGCTTGCGAAAAACCCGGCCAGTCATGTCGCGGATTGCTTTTTTGTAGCCGTTAAACAGCCACGACATAGCCAACCGCTCGTCGTATGTCTCTTGCGATTCAGCCGTAAACTTTGGCAGGTAAGTTGTGCTTTTGCGGCGCATGCCCTGCGTGCCGCCCATCAAAGCGCGACCACGGGCGGAAGCTTCCACCATGTGTGCGACGGCTTTTGATCTTGCGGCGACTGCGGTCATAAACGTAAACTCCGAGATTCAAATGTGGGCTTCACAACGGGCATTTCATACGCCAGCGGATACCCGAACGCGTCATTCTGATGATCGAGGCCCGTCTTTTTGTCAGGCTCGCCGTTAGCGTCGTATGCCTGCTGCTCAAGGCAACGGGCAGTCTCGGGGCACGTATCCGGATTGACAAACACGCGCTTGTTTTGGAACGCCATGTTCACGGCTAGGATCCGGTCCTTAACGCGGGGGTTCGACGGCTTGGCGCGTATTGTAAAACCTGCGCCGCGTAACAACCCGATGTCAGAGATCGATGCGCCCTTGCTGCTGGCGTTAGCGCCGCTGGCGTCGGGATAGATCGTAACGTGATGTCCAGCCCAGCGGTCCTTGATCGTGTCAATCATCGCCGGCGTGTCTCGCCCGCCCTTGATTTCGTCCACGCAGTGCCAATCGTTCTCGCGCAGGACGTAAGCGCACGCTGCCATGTTGCCTACGTTAAAATCCATCCCCAGCTTGATCGGCTCGCCAGGTCGTAGCGTCTCGCGGCTGCGGTTTACTTCGCGGTCATATGACGTGTAAACGCTGCCCGATGTTAAGTTGACAAATTCGCCGTCTAAGTATGCGCTAATTAGTTCGTCGGGGTAGGTGTCCAAAAGCGATTGGATAAAATCAGGCGGCAAGTGCTTGTTGTCTTGGGTTCTAGCCCTTAGCAAACGCCTGCCTTCGCCTGCGTCTTTTACGAAAATTCGGTGCATCGCTTTAAAGCCTTCCGGCGTTGATACGATGACCATTTGCCGAACATTGCCCGCCCGCAAGCGGCCCATTAGCTTTTCGAATGCTGAATATGCAAGGGCTGCCTTGGCCGTGTCAAATTCGTCCAAGATCACCCACGCGGCGTTTACACCGATTAGCCGGTCGTAACGCTCCATGCTCTTGCATATGATCCGTGTCTGCTTGCCGGAAACGGTGCAGTAGAAAATAACCTCTGACTTATTGAAGTGGAACGGAATGCCAAACTCTTCGAGCGCTGCTTCAACTTCCGGGATCAGGATTTGCGTCAATAACGGAAAGTTTGGCTCAGTTATAATCCCGTCAGACCCGGGGTTCAGCAACGCCAAGGTGCACGCCTTGCGGGCAACGGCGTATGTCTTTCCGCCTCCGTAGCCACTCACAAGCCCCAGGATGCGCGTTGTGGTGTCCTCGATCAGGTCAAACTGGTGTGGCAGCAGGGCTATTGTTCTGGTGCTTGCAGTTGTCAAAATGCCACCGTTTCATGTTTGAGACACTACCTAATTTTCCGCAATTAGGGCATTGCGCTTGGCGCTTTGCTTTTTCCGATATCTTTGCTTTTGTCTCATCCGATTGAGACTTGCCAAACATGGGGTTCTTGTCACCTGCTATCTTAGCGCCGTTGCCAAAGTTAGGGTTTTTGCGTCCGCGCGTGTCGTACGCGCCGGCCATCCCAGAAACCCTTTTACGGTATCTTGTGTTCAGCGCCTTTAATTCCTTGCTAGGGTCAACAAGGTCGCGGTCAATTTGGTTTCGCAGCTTCAGGTCAACAGCAACGGCGCGCGGCCTGTAAGTCTGCACAAAGGATATCACGGCCCCGACTTCGCTGTTCTTCTTGCCGTACCTCGGGTGGTTTTCACCAGACACGGACGGCCTTGGACCTCGCATCATTGCAAGCGCCTCTTGCGAGTGCTTCTTTCCCTTAAACGGGTTGTTTTGAGTATAATATTCAGACCGCCACGCCGCGTCTTTTCTAGCGATCAAGTCATAAGTTCTTGACGTAACCTTAACGCCACAAGCTGCCCTTGTATTGCCGCGCGACATATACGCCAATGCCGCCCACATCTTGCCGCCGTGGATTCTTGCCAGCAACCTGTGCGCTACAAAGTGCGCCTTTGGCGTGAGCCTGACAATATTGGTCGGCTCGTTACCGCCGCCAAGGCTTCTTGGCACAATGTGGTGCATTTCAGTGCGTTCAGTCAAAGACCTCGCCCTGAAGTCGTCCACAAGTTTTTTATAAGCTAACTGATTATCCATATCGTCAACATACGATTAATCGCGCTTGATCACAACCGTTATGTGTCCAGCGTCCGGTGTGGTGTCTCCGTTAAACATGCCAAGGTGCTTGCCGAGTAGCTCAGCGCCCTTGTAAAATCCCATCACATTGTCAGTAGATCGCGAAAGGCCAATCGCCTCTGTGATAATGCCCAAGACATAATCTTGCGTTATCTCAGTGCGTGCCGATCTTTCCGACTGCGCAGCGGCTATTGCTTCGGCTATGTAGGGTTTTGATAGGTTTTCGCACCCAACGAACCTTGCGGTCTTTGCGCTGTATCCCGCGCGGATTGCGGCCTGTGTCGCGTTTAGGTCAACTAGGTATTCCTCAACAAACCTTGCTTGCTTTGGCGTCATGGCCATCAGGCGTCCCGCCTTTGCTATCGTTAAGGCATCCCGCCAGTTGGTTGTTAGTAACCCGCCAGGTTGCGCAGCGTTGAGAGGCGTGGCGGGTGTTTTTTGGTCTTGCTTGAGGCGCGGCCTGTATCATTTCACGCGAGCGGTTACTTTATTTACCGCGCCATAATAGATTAATCGTGCTTTAAGACGTAATTATCTCGCCTGTCGGTTGGCATAATAGCTTGCGCACGGTGCCTGCCTGCGAATTAACGCGACACCGTGACTATTGCGGCTGGGTAGTCCCTGCCCGCGAATGCGGCCATTGTACCACAAGCGAACAGGGTGCGCAAGCGGGTCATATCCTTCGGGTAATTTCCACCCTAACGATGCAGCAGCTAGGGAAAAGAATTGGTGAATAACTAAGGGTTGAAAACGACACGCCCAGCCCATTTTGGGAAGCCCCTCGTATTGCTTTGTTCAGATCTTCAACGGCTTTATTGATTTTGTATGCGTGTTCTTGGTCTGTCATTTTGTGATTCCTTGTTTCGCCTTCGGTCGCCCCAGTGGCAAGTCCTTGGCGGCTGCGGCGTCTACGTCAGCGGCGTATGCCTCGACCTGGGCGGCTACCTTTGTAGCGTATGCCACTGGCACCCACCCCGTGGGCAGCGCCTTAAACCCTGCGGCCTCGAGGCGGCGCTTGCGGCGGTTGCGCTCGGCGGCGGTCATTCGCTTGCGTCCCGTGAAAGGGCGGCGCGGGCTTTGACATGAGCATCCAACAGCGCCCCATAGTACTCGTTCGCGCCTTCTTCGTTCTTTGGGTGGTTCACGTCATCGAATGCCACCACGTACCCCGCCAACGATGCCCGCAGCTTGGCAATCTCGGCCTGCGCGGCGTCGTGCAGATCGGAGCGGACGTAGGCGGTGGCGCTTTCATGTGGCGTTGGTTGCCAAGTGTCCAGCTCCTCGAAACCTGTGGGTGGGAATGCCCAAATCCGTTCCGGCGCGTCTGTCTGTGCATCCGGCATGTCCCGCTCATGTTCCATCGGGCTGCGGCGGCTGTTTGGAATGTCAGTCATTTTCTGTCTCCTGTGGCAGTCGTTTCCATTCGCGCGGGCTTGGCGATTTCACCCACGAGCTTTGCGCAATGTCGTCCAGATCATCCCACCGCGGGCGCGGCTTGCCGTTATGTGGGTATGTGGGCTTGCGCCGGACGTCTTCCTCGTATGCTTCGCGACCAGTCATGCCACCCACTCCATGCCTTCGCTGCGCGACCATTCCCGAACCTTTCCGCTTTCGTGGTCGATTGCAAACTCGCGGGCCGTATCATCCGCAAGCATCATTACAGCAACGCCGTTTGCGCGGGCATAGGCGCGGGCTGCGCCTTTAGCTGAACGTGCGCCTAGCTCCGATGCGCGTCCGCGCCATTCAGACATTGTTCCAACGTGGTTGGCGTTCATGGGAAGGGAAGAAAAAAGTGCCATGCGGACCTCCATGGTCATGCGCGGAATTGCGCTGCTATGCCTTCTTATAGCGTTACGCGACACAG